TTGACTCCCGTCGCAATCTTTGAACCAGTCGATATTGATGGTTCTACCGTAGAAAGAGCAAGTTTACACAATATCAGTGTTATGGCAGGAATTTTTGCCCCTCTTGGTCCGCATAAGTATCAAGAGATTGAAGTATTCAAGGCTAATATGATTATTCCGCAGATTGCTTCTGCTAGTAAGGAAGGCTTATATGAAGAGAATAAGATTCTTATTCCTCATGAGTGTCCTGTTTGCGGCGGAATGACTCAGCATTGGGGCGTGAATGATTCCGTTGTGTTGATTTGTATTGATTCCGGATGTCCTGGTAAGTTGATTAACCGATTAGATCATTTCTGTGGTAAGAAGGGCCTTGATATGAAGGGTATTTCTAAAGCCACTCTAGAGAAATTGATTGATTGGGGTTGGGTAAGTAAATGCTCCGACATTTTTGATTTGGCTACTCATAAAGAAGAATGGATTAAAAAACCTGGATTTGGTGTCAAATCCGTCGAGAAGGTATTTAATGCCATTAGTACTGGTTCTCACTGTGAACTTCATCAGTTCATTGCGGCTCTTGGTATTCCGTTGATTGGTTCAACGGCTTCTAAGGAATTGGTCAAGCATTTCAAGACTTGGGAAGATTTTGTAGTGGCTGTGGATAGTAAGTATCCATTCTATCAGCTTTCCGGTTTTGGAGGCGAGATGCATCGTAATCTAATCGATTTTGATTACTCCGAAGCAAAATATATTGCTGACCATTTTATTCAATTTAATTCTCCAGAAGCAAAGGTTGAGGAGACTGCGGAAGGTGCTGTTGATTTAACAGGAAAAACCTTTGTAATTACTGGAAAGCTCACTCATTTCAAGAATCGGGATGCTTTGAAAGCTAAAATTGAGGCTCTTGGTGGTAAGGTAACAGGTTCTGTTAGCAAGAATACTAATTATCTTATCAATAATGATGTGAACTCGACCTCTTCAAAGAATCAAGCTGCGAAGTCTTTGGGGGTTGCGATCTTGTCAGAAACCGACTTCATTGAGACATTTGGAATCGTGTAATTGACAAAACGAAAAATTTTTTGTATAATAAAATCGTAAAGATTAAGGATGAAAATTTTCAAATGAAGAAAAAAGAAATGAAAAACTTGGCGGTCAAGATCGCTAAGTGCGAGAGGATCATTATGAAGAATGAAGATCCTAAGGCTGTCAAGCAGGCAGAAGAAGAAATTATGAGAATCTCAAGTAGCGTACACAGTCTGGAAGATATGGTCGCTATTGACGAACTTGTAATGGAATTGCTTGAAAAAAATTAAAAAATTTCTTGACATTTCAAAAATTTTTTGATATAATATTTACATAACCAATCAGGTTACAAAATTAACTAAAAAATATTATTTATTAAAGGAGATTATTTACTATGGCTATGAGCGATAATTCTAAGAAGGTTCTAAATTACATGAAGGAGATTAATGGCGCTGACGTAACTGCTGCTGACGTTGCTGCTGCTTTGGGTCTGGAAAAGCGTCAGGTTGATGGTATCTTCACCAGTGCTATTCAGAGAAAGGGCTACGGTGTTCGTATTCCCGCAGAAGTTGAGCTGGAAGATGGCTCCCACAAGCCTGTCAAGTTCCTGAAGCTGACTGACGCAGGTATGGCTTTCGATCCCGATGCCGTTGTTGAAGCTGCTGAGTAATTTTGACATATACCAGGCGTAAGATTGAAATATATCTTACGCCTTCTTTTTTGATATGAGTTATATAATTATTTTTCTACTTGCGGCAATTATAAGTGGATTAGTTGTTTATCTAACTCTAAAACCAAAATTACGATAGACTGTTCAAATCAATAGTTCAATTATTGAATAGAATAGAAAACTTGAGTTAGAAAATAAACAACTCATTGAATCAAATTCCATTTTGGACCAAGAGCACACAAAACTTGTTCTTGAAAGAGGTCGTGAAAATGACCGTCTTGAAAATTTGCGTTCAACAATAAAAGTTGCTGAGGAACAAGCTACTGAGGCCGCAAATGCTCTATATAAGTCTAAGATGGATGCTATGAAAGATTGCTTCGCGAAAGATGCAGTTCGCGCAGCGTAGGAGCATCAAGAAAATGTTGAAGCATTTCAAAGACAATATGAAGAAACTGTCGCACACTTTATGGAACAATATCGCCAAATGGCTGATAACGTTAGTGCTATGCGTGCGATTAATGATGCCGCCGTCCTGGCCGCCAAAAGAGCAGAAGAAATGAAAACAGCAAAGGATTTTTATCGTATTCAACTAAATGATATTGACGTTGAGGAAATCAAAGCCTTGCGGTCAATTGAACATTTATTGAGAGATAAAGAGCCTTTGAATAAAGTTATTTGGAAATGTTATTACGAAAAACCAACCACTGATTTGATTGGCAGAGTAATTGGCGGAGGAATCCATACCGGCATTTATAAAATAACTGAAATTGAAACTGGAAAATGTTATGTTGGTCAAGCTGCTAACTTAGCAGACCGTTGGAAACAACATATCAAGCGTGGCGTCGGCGCAGATGCCCCAACCCGCAATAAACTTTATCCTGCAATGATTGCGGCAGGTCCAGAAAATTTCACCTTTGAAGTCATTGAAGAATGCACTCGTGCGCTCTTGGATGAACGAGAAGACTACTGGCAGGATTATTTCAAAGCAAAAGAATTTGGATATAGTATAAAGTAAGGAGAGTTTTTATGTACAGAATTATTGATGGTCGCAGTTCTGGCAAGACCGGTAGATTGATGCTCCTGGCTAAGGAGAAAAATGCCGCAATCGCTTGCTCCAATCCTTCTGCCATGCGCCAAAAAGCATATGCTTATGGAATCACTGGAATTGATTTTATCAGTTATAGTGAATTATTTAATGGCGAATGGACCGAAGAAGATGTTCTGATTGATGAACTGGAAGAATTTGTCAAGCAGTATATTGATGCCTCCATCGTAGGCTACTCTCTAACAAATGAGGATTAAGTTATGACAAAAGCAGATAAGTATATGTATGATATGATAAAAAGAATTTTGGCTGAGGGAACAAAAGATGTAAATCCTCGTCCAAAATATGCGGATGGCACTCCCGCACACACTTATTTTGTAAACCATACTTTCAGACAGTATGATTTGAGTAAGGGTGAATTTCCTATTTGTACTCTTCGTCCCATGGCTTGGAAAACTGGTATTAGAGAAATCTTTACTATTTATCAAAAACCAACCAATAATATTGCTAAAATGCATGAAATGGGTGTAAATTGGTGGGATGAGTGGGATATTGGTGATGGTACTATCGGACAGCGTTATGGTGCAACCATTGACCGTTATGATTTATTCAAAACTAATGTTTTGGATTCTATTAAGAAAGATCCATATGGTCGTCGCAAGATTTGTTCTTTGTGGCAAGAAACTGACCTGAGAGAGACTCCTGGATTGGCTCCATGTGCATTCATGACCATTTGGAATGTGCGTGATGGCTTCCTTGATATGATGCTGGTTCAGCGTAGTGGCGATATGCTTACTGCTTCTGGTCCAGGAGGAATCAACGAAATTCAGTATGCGGCTTTGCTGATGATGACTGCGGCCGACACTGGTTTGACTCCTGGTGTTTTCACTCATATTGTAGCTAATGAGCATATCTATGACAGACACATCAATGCTGCTTATGAAATGCTCCGCAGATATGATGAATTTTATCCAGAGGGAGCGCAAGTAAAATCCCCTACTCCAAGTCTGTTTTTGAACACTGACCGCACAAGTAATTTCTACGAATTTACTATCGATGATTTTACTATGTTCGCATATAATCCTATCAAACCTCAATTGACATTGGAGTTGGGTATATGATTTCCGCAATCGTTGCTGTGGATAATAATTGGGGAATTGGTTATAATGGCCAGCTTTTGGAACGAATCCCCGAAGATATGAAATACTTCAAGGCTCTCACAGATGACCATATGATTATTATGGGTCGTAAAACCTGGGAGAGCCTTCCAGGCCCTTTACCAAATCGCTTCCATCTTGTTCTAACTCGCAATCCAGAGAACGATCCTTCTCTACATGACAGATGGTTTGCCGATTGGAAAGAGGGAGTTAATATGATGTTATATCATCCCATTGATTCTTTCGTTATTGGCGGAGGGCAAATATATAAAGAACTACTGCCTCTTTGTGACCGAGTATATGTAACTAAGATTTACAAAGACCACGAAAATGTTGATACATATTTCCCGAATCTAGATGAATCGGATGAATGGGCGCCAGCTTGTTGTAGCGACATTCGAACATATAATGATTTATCTTATCAATTCTGGCAATATGATAGAATTAGTTGATTTTTCTAAATAAAATTGTTATAATATATACATAAGGTAAATAAAGAAAGTGAGTTATAAATAACTATGAGTAAAAAGCAAGAATTTATTAAGTATGTAAATGAATTGATTGATGCAACCAAGGCAGATCCTGTTCCTATGAATGAGGAAGCACAGCTGTATTGGACTGCATTCTGTGGCTTGGACGAAAATGGAGAAAAGCCTCTATTCACTGATAATGGTAAGCTGATTCTTCAGTTCTTACAGAATCACCAGGAGACTCCTATGTGGAAGGCAAGAGATATTGCCGAAGGACTATTTATCAGTTCTCGTGCGGTGTCTGGTGCTATGCGAAAGCTAGTCACTGATGGTTTTGTCGAGAAAGTCGGCCAAGACCCAGTAATCTATTCTATTACTGAAAATGGAAAGAATATTACTATTGAATAAGGAGATTTATTTTAATTATGAAAAAGACTATGATTAATCAGACTCACATCGAGGGTGTATTGTACGAACACGCTTTGGAAGCCAAGGTTTCTGGTGATACTTCCAAGAATCCTGGCACTCCCTTCATCACCGGTACTATCAGTATCGCAACTGATGATGCCATGACCAACATTGTTCCTGTTCACTTCACTTATGTGACTGCCACTTTTGGTTCTGGTAAGCCTAACGACACTTACACCACTCTTTCTAATATCATCAATGGTACTTTTGGTACTTATATGAAGGATGGCGCCGATAAGGCTGTTAAGCTTCGTGTTGATTCTGCCCTGGGCTTGAATGAGTTCTATACTGACCGTAATGGTAAGGAAGAGCTGGTTTCTGCAAAGCGTAACGAGGGTGGTTTCGTTCACAAGGTTGACGCTCTGGACGAGGACGAAAAGGTCCGTAACACTTTCAAGGCTGATATGATTATCACCTGCGTTACTCACGTTGACGCTGATGAAGAGAAGAGCTTGCCTGAAAAGTGCGTTGTCAAGGGTGCTATCTTCAACTTCCGTAAGGATTTGATGCCTATCGAATTCAGTGCTACCAACCCCAATGCTATGAGATACTTTGAGGGTCTGGAAGCTTCTCAGAAGAATCCTGTCTTCACCTGTGTCTGGGGCCGCCAGGTTTCTGAGACTGTTGTAAAGCAGATTCGTACTGAATCCGCCTTCGGTGAAGATGAAGTTCGTGAGGTAAAGAACACTCGTCGTGACTTCGTTATTACTGGCGCTGCTAAGGAGCCTTATGTTTGGGACGATGAAGGTTCTATCACCGTTGCTGAACTGAACGAGGCTATCCAGAAGCGTGAAGTTGATTTGGCTGCTATGAAGAAGCGTCAGGATGAATACAAGGCATCCCGTAACGCTGCTCCTAAGGCTGGCGCTGCTGCTCCTGCCGCTGGTGGCTTCAATTTCTAATCAAATCTGAGGAGGACATAAAATATGGCTATTGATTTATTGGCTTTGAAGCCTCACAAGGTTTCTCGTGACCTAAGTGGTTACATTACTTATATTTATGGCGCTCCTAAGTGCGGCAAGACCACTCTTGCCGCCCAGATGGATAAGCCTCTATTGCTGGCTTTCGAGCCTGGTTACCACGCACTGCCTGGTATCATGGCACAGGATATTACTTCTTGGGCCGAAATGAAGCAGGTTTATCGTCAGTTGAAGATGCCTGAGGTCAAGGAAATGTATAACTGTGTTATCGTTGATACTATCGATATTGCCGCTGATCGTTGTAAAAAGTATATCTGCAATCAGAATGGCATCGAAGACCTGGGTGATATGGGTTACGGCAAGGGCTGGACTAAGTTCAAGGATGAATTCAACGAAGTCTTCCGTGGACTAACTCAACTGGGTTATGCTGTGTTCTTCATCGGACACGAAAAGCTGGAGAGTATTGATAATCCTGATGGTACTAAGACCACCAAGATTCGTCCTCAGTTGAGCAATTCTACCAAGACCGTTATCGCTGGTATGGCTGACATTTATGGTTATGCTCATCAGAAGGCCGCCGGTGAAATGTCTGTTCTAACTCTGCGTGATGGCTCTGGTATTATTGAGTGCGGCTGCCGCTTCAAGCATATGCCTGTTGAGATTACTATGAGCTATAAGAACTTGATCGATGCTCTAAATGAAGCTATCGATAAGGAAGCAGTCGAAACTGCTGGTCAGTTCGTAACCAATGAGCGCATTGTTGCTCCCGTTGAAGTTTCTTATAATTATGAGGCTCTGATGGGTGAGTTCCAGGATCTGGTTGGACAGCTGATGAGCAAGGGCACTACCAATGGCCCCAAGATCACTGCTGTTGTTGAGAAGTATCTTGGTAAGGGCAAGAAGGTAAGTGATACCACTCCCGAGCAGGCTGAGTTTGTAAGCCTAATCGTTAGCGATATTAAGGCTGACCTGATGTAATATTTATGTCAAGTCGGGGCGATCCGCTCCGACTTGATTTTTTTTATATTTTTTGGTATAATATAATATAAGAAATGAAAAGAAAGGAGCATAATAGTGGCGCATATTGTCATCTGTCCATATTGTAAAGCTAAGTTTGATAGAGATAAGGAAGAGTATGCCTTAGTGGGTGCTCGTCGTTATGCTCATGCCGCCTGTATGCTTCGTGAAGCAGCAAAGAACCCAGCTCTGAAAGTAGAAATTATTGACCCCTCAGACAATGTGACTTGTGCTTACTGTAAAAAGCTATTATCCAAAAAGGACGCAGATTGTGTAATGATTGGTAATGGTAAATATGTTCACGCCGCTTGTAAAGATTTAGAAGAGCATCGTGAAAAAACTGATCGAGAAAAGTTGGAAGATTATATCAAAGAATTATTCCAAATTTCTTTTATCGAGCCAAGAGTAAAAGCACAAATCAAAAAATATGTGGAGGAATATAATTATACTTATTCGGGCATCCAAAAAGCATTATACTATCATTACGAAATAAAAGGCGGAGATAAGTCGAAGGCAAATGGTGGTATTGGTATTGTGCCTTATGTATATAAGGATGCTTACAATTATCACTATAACTTATGGCTTACTCAACAGAAAAACAAGGACGTCCAAATTGAACTATACACTCCAAAAGTCAAAGAGATTGTTATCCCAAGACCGCAGAGCACAGTCAAGAAGCGTCAATTATTTACATTTTTAGATGAATAAAGGAGGCGCGCATGGGTAGCAAATATGTTGATACAACTGCGGTAATGCAGGTTATTGGTTGTGTGTTCAATAATCCTCGTCTTTTGGAAATCACTGATAAGTATTCAATCGTGGATGAAGATTTCGCTGATACATTCCATAAAACTGTATTCGGTGCAATTTACAAAATCCATGAGCTTGGCGCAAATAAAATCACATTAGAAAGTCTATCAGACTTTTTCAGTTCTCGCCCCAAGAGTGCGGCAGTCTATAAGCAAGGCAAGGGCGAAGAATGGCTACTAAAAATATCAGAAAATTGTATGCCATCAGCATTTGATTATTATTATGGACGATTGAAGAAATTCTCTTTGCTTCGTGCGTATGATAATTGCGGTGTTGATGTATCTGATATTTACGATGCCGACAATATTTTAGATACAAAGAAAAAACAATTACAGGAGGACCAATTAGATAATGCGACGCTGGAACAGATTGCGGACAAGGTTGATGCCAAGATTGACTCTATCCGACTTCAGTATGTTGATGACGCCTTTGGCGAGGCCCAACAAGCCGCTGAAGGTATTTTTGAACTAATTGAACGATTTGCTGAGCATCCAGAAGCTGGTGTTCCATTATATGGTCCATTGGTAAATACAGTCACTCGTGGAGCAAGATTGAAGAAATTTTATTTGCGGTCCGCGGCTACTGGTATCGGTAAGACTCGTTCAATGATTGCGGATGCCTGTTATATTGGCTGTAATAAGATTTACGATGAAACTTTCGGGTGGATTGGTAGCGGTCCTGCGGAACCAGTCCTATTCATCGCAACAGAGCAGGACCTTGAGGAAATTCAAACTATGATGTTGGCATTCTTGTCTAATGTAAATGAGGAACATATCATTTACAGTGAATATGGCGAGGGTGAAAAAGAGCGCGTGCTTCAGGCCGCAAAACTCTTAAAAGAGAGTCCAATTTATGTAGAAGAACTTCCTGACTTCTCTCTTCAGGATATTGAGAATAAAATCAAGAAGAATATTCGCGACCATGGTGTCAAATATATTTTCCATGATTATATTCATACAAGTCTAAAAATCTTGGAAGAAATTACTCGTCGATCTGGCGGCGTAAAATTGAGAGAAGATAATATTCTATTTATGTTATCCACTCGTTTGAAAGATATTTGTAATCAATATGGAGTATTTATTATGTCTGCTACTCAGCTAAATGGCGATTATCAAGACAGTAAGACTCCTGACCAAAATCTACTTCGTGGTGCTAAGTCTATTGCGGATAAGATTGACTATGGTTCAATTCTATTGGCGGTAAAAGACGATGACCTTGTTGCTCTGGAAAATATCTTGTCTACAAATGTTTTTGAAAGACCTACAATCAAAATGTCGGTTTACAAAAATAGACGAGGAAGATACAAGGGTGTAATTTTGTGGTGTAAGGCAGACTTGGGTGTATGTAGAATCAAGCCAATGTTCTGCACTACCTATGATTATGAAATGGTAAGTATTGATGATGTACGAATTAGAATCGACGAAGAATCTGCCTTTGAGTGCGACTAAGCAACGAGGGTTGAGAGCTAAACTAAATTTGTTACACGATTCCGATTTTGGAATTGGAAATATAAAGGAGATAAATAATATGGCAGAGTTTGTAAAGAATGACAACAAGAGAAATAACAAGACCAAGGGTAACTTCAACCGCAATAAGAACAACGCTCCCCGTAATAAGGACTTCGGCAGTAAGAGCGACATTCGTCAGCCCGCTCCCGATGTTTGTGCTGGCACCATCGAGTATAAGATGGGCAAGCTGATGGCAGAAGAGATTCTGAAGGCAGCTAAGTCCAAGAGCGGTAAGTTGCCTGGCACTCCCCAGGAAGTCCTGTGTAAGTATGTAAATCAGGAGTGCGGTCTGAAGGGCTATTGCGTCAAGGTCCTTGTTGACATCAACTAATGCTCGTCTTTGATAAAGTCAAAATCAGAGAAGCACTTACAACTGACTATATATACGATTTACTTCAAGAATTTGGCGGTGATCCCGGACGCACATCGTTCGGGCTCACCTCTTCTACTATCTGCCACAATCCTCCTGGAGAAGGTAGTCGTAAATTGTATTATTATGAGAATACAGGTCTGTTCAAGTGTTTCACTGGTTGCGACGAATATTTCGACCCGTTTGAGTTAGTCATCAAAGTTGCGAAAATCCAATGGGATAAAGACTTTGACCTTAACGACGCAGTAAGGTGGGTCGCTCAAAGATTTGGATTTTCTGGCGAACATGAAGATGGCCCAGACGATGAAGCATTAGACGATTGGAAGTTTCTTGCTAACTACGAGCGTATTCAAGAAGTCTCTGTGAAGTCTAATACGATTTTACTAAAAGATTATGAAAATGACATATTGGAACGCTTCAACTACAAGGTGAAGATTGGCCCGTGGTTGCGGGAGGGTATTTCCCAGGCCGCATTAGACCAAGCTCGCATTGGTTTTTATCCAGGAGGAGATCAAATAACCATCCCGCACTTTGATAAGGATGGAAGATTTGTTGGTTTGCGCGGACGAACTGTATGCGCAGAAGAGGGCGAGTTGTATGGTA